CGATTGCGCTCACGATACTCATGCCGACCTGCACAAACTGCGGTAGGCTGCCGAGAATTAGGTTTGCGACTCCGCCGACCGTTTCACCGAGCACGACGGTGATCTTGTCGAAATCGCCACCAGCCTCGGCCAACCCAGAGGTGAAGTCGCCGAGCAGGGAAACGCCATCGTCCGCAAGCGTCTGAAGCTGCGGGAGCAGCACCGTCCCCATAACCCGTTGCGCCGCCTCCGAGCCCTGTTTGAGACGCTGTATGGAATCGTCGAACGCGCCAAACTTTTCGATCGTTTCCTCGCTCAGCACCGCGCCCATGCGTTTGGCCTCATCGGTCAACGCCGCGATGCCCTCGCTACCCTGCGCGATGAGAGGATTCAAATCCTGTGCGCTCTTGCCAAAGAGCTGCATGGCCAGCGCGTCGCGTTCCGTTTCGTTCGATACCTGCCCGAGCGCATCGATAGCGTCCCAGTAGACATCCTCGCTGTTTCTGAGCGATCCGTCCGCATTGGTCACAGATACGCCGAGGCGATCATATGCTTTGGCAAACTGCTCGCTTCCGCCAGCGGCGCTGGACATAGACTTGACGTTCTTCGCCATGGAACCGGTCATGGTTTCCAACGACACGTCCACGAGGTCGGCAGCATAGGAATATGCCTGCAACCGTTCCACACTCATGCCGGTGATGGAACTCTGCGTCAGCATTTCATCCGCATATGCCGCGGTGTTGACTGTCATGTCGATGAGCGCTTTGCCAGCAGCCACCGCCGCCGTACCGATTGCCACCATGGTCGCGCAGAGCGCAACGCCGATGCCTTTGACGACCGAACCGAGCTTGTCGAATCGCCCACCCGCGTCGTCAGCTTGATTGGCTGACTGTTTTATCTCGTCGCCGAACTCATCCGCTTGCTTTCCTGCCGAATCTAACCCGTCCGCAGTGCTTTCCAGCGCGGTTTCGTTCGCGCCAAGCTCACGCTCCATACCGTTGAGAGCGGCTTTGGCGTTGTTGAGCTGAACCTGCCATGCCTGGGTGCGCTTATCGTTCTCCCCAAAAGAAGAAGCCGCGTTCTGTAACGCGGCTTCGAGAGTTTCTACCTTGTCTTTTTGAGCGTCGATCTCTTTTCTCAGGACTTGGTTTCGGGCGGTCAGTGCGCCAACTGATTTATCCTGTTTATCGAACTGGGAGGTGACGAGGTTCATTTCGCTCCCGAGCACCTTGAACGACTGGTTGATCTCGGAAAGCGATTTTCGGAAGGCTTGTTCTCCTTCAATTCCAATCTTGAGTCCAAAATCGCTTGCCAATGGACCACCTCCCTCTGCTAACGGCACAAAAAAACGACCCGAAGGTCGTCATATACTGCACGAAGCACATTTTTTGCTTCTATTCTTTTGACAGCATGTCAATTGCCTTTTTATACTTTTCTACTCGTTCTGTGTCCTGAGCCGTGACCATGTTCAATCGAGTCAGGTCGGAATTGTGATGCATATCGGCCAGCTTTACTTTTCTAGCAATTGGATCCGCACGGATTGCTTGCACATATTCCAAATAGGGAACGGAATCATCATGGCAAAGCAGTTTCAGTGCTGCAATTTGCCGATCCGATATACCAATCTGAATTAGATCCTCTATCGTGATATCCGTGTCTTCCAATACATCATGCAGCAGCGCGACTACACATTCGTCCTCCGACTCCATGGATTCCGCAACGTGTAAAGGATGGGTGATATAAGGCAATCCGGATTTATCATACTGTCCCCGATGCGCGTCAAACGCAAACAGAATCGCGCGCTTTGTCAGTGTTGTGTAGACCATTTGTATGCTCCTGAAAACTTACTATATTCCCGCCGGAATAACGTTATCAATATAGCACTCCATGGCTGGTTTGACAATTCCTTGGAATTGCTTATATACCTCCCACTGGTCGAGCAGAGCTCCAAGCGGCATGAGCCAAACATCTCGTTCCGGCCGCCCTAATAGTGTCACCCCGTAGAAGATCAGTCGGGCAAACAGCTCTTCGTCGCTTGCCCGGCCGGCACGTTTTTTGAGGGTTGCGCCTCGCTTTCAACGTGACGCGCAGTTCCCTTGACCATCGCTTCCATGATCGCGGCTTTGTAGCCGGAGAGATCCAGTGGTGTGGTGAGCAGCTCGACTGCTTCCTCGGTCAAAAGTTCACGTTTGCTGTCCGGCTCTAGCAAATTGTGCACGAGCGTGCTCTGGTTCGCGAGCAGCGTGATCAGCCAGACCACCTCATCTAATGCCAGCTCGAAATTCTCCGCTTTCATGAGCTTGTCGCCCAGATGTTCTAATCCACCATAACGCTTCGCGATCTCTTTGGTCGCGCGGGTGGTCAGGAGCATTTCATACTCCCGATTTCCGATTTGGATCATCGCGCCTCTGTCGTTTCCCATGTGTTAACCCACCGCCGCAAATGTCGGCTCGTAGACCTGCGTGTACCAACCGGAGATAACCGCCGGCGGTACATTTAGCGCGCCTTCGTCCACTACACACTTCCAGGGGTGCTTTCCCTGACCATCAAGCTTATTACGGCGCATAATCGTTCCCTCGATCGTCGGCGTCGAGAAGGTGATATTCTCGCCCTTCGTCTGTAGCTTCGTAGATGGAACACCGAAGATCACGCGATATACCCAAAAATAACGATACTTTCCCGTGCTCAGTTTGGCTCGGAACCCGACTGCTACGGGTTGTCCGCCGTTCTCGCTCTGCGAGATCAATACCTTATTGTCGTCAATCTGTGCGCCTGTGAGATCGCTTGCAACAGATGCGCCAATATCATCAACACCGAGCGTGATTTTTCCGTCCTTGAATTCTTTTACGACCGCGACCGTTCCGTCGTCGGCGTACAGCTTCGCTTCGTTGATCTCTATCTCAAGATCCGCTGTCATACCCTTCCCCAGCGGCAAAGGCGTCCCGTATGTTTCATCACCATTGGCATCTTCGGTGATTTTCGCATAATATAACCGGTCAAAACCGATCGATGGCATACACTATACCTCCTCTAGTTCTTTTTCGCGAGCTACGTCCACTGAGTAATGGTGATACTTCGTCTCCTGTTCATATCCGACATACCGCCGCTCCGTCACCAGAAAGCCCGCCGATAGGAGCATCCGCACAAGCAGATCCTTTGCGGCTCCATAGTTGCCTTTTGAGAAGAGCGACAGCCGAGCTTCCTCAATGTTCATGCCCGGCGCATCGTCGGAAAATAGTGAGAAATGCTCAGAAATCGGCGTGATCACGACGTACTCGTCCGGCGCGGCGGTAGAGAAAACGCCGGTCTCCACAGGAAGTCCGGCGCTCTCGACGATCGCATTCAGTTCTTTTAACATGCTCATGGCAGATTCAGCTCCTCTTTCATGACGCGCTGCATCTGCTCAATGCACGGTTTTCGGCTTGACGATTTGGTCTGCTTCAGAAACGGTTTCGGCGGTTGGCCATGCTTTCCGTACTCCAGAAGATTGGCGAGCATGGCGTTACTGACGTCGCCGCGTCCCTCCGAAAAGCCCACTTTAAAGTAGCCGATCGGATGGATCGTATGATCCTCTTTGGGGTTTATATGCTTGAGTGTCGGGTCGAACTCTACGACGGCACGGTAGATGGCGTAATGCCCGAATCGTCGCCTGATATCGTCCACAGCTCGCTCCAATAATTCCAGTTTCTCTCGTTCTGCCTCGTCTTCAAACAGTTTGAGCTGTTTGGGCGTTGTTGCCGGAATCAGATCACAGCCACGGATCCCAATGCTGCGCAGCGGATTTTGCCAACGATAACTCATGCGCAACAATTCCATGGCGGTGTCGCATAACTCGCTGGCTAGACATGTCGGCTCGTCCAGCTTCATCTGCTTCTGATACCAGAACAGCCCATTATCCCGAACGCTGATTTGCACAGTCTTTGCCAGAAATCCATGATCTCGCATTCGTTCCGCGACGCTTTCAGCGAGCATGTAAAACACGATCTTCGCGTCGAGCTCATTCATCAGGTCGCGTGGGGTCGTGGTGCTATTGCCAATCGACTTAATGATCGTTTCGTCGCCGACCGCCATGACCGGCGAGTTATCCAGTCCGTTGGCAAACCAGTATAGAATCATTCCGACCTTGCCAAACCACGCCTGAAGAAGTTCCGGGTCCGTATTGGCAAGCTGGCCGATGGTTTCAATGCCGTGGTTATATAGCTTGCGAGTGGTCGCGCGGCCCACGTAGAGCAGATCGGACGCGGGTAGCGGCCAGACTTTATCCCGATAATTGTCTCGCGTCAGAACGTCGACCGCGTCCGGCTTCTTGAGGTCAGACCCGAGTTTTGCAAACACCTTGTTATAGGATACGCCAACCGAGACCGTGATACCGAGCTCGCGTTTTACCCGCTCCCTGATCTCCTCGGCAATCACTGTCGAATTACCAAACAGATGCACACTGCCTGATACATCGAGCCAGCACTCATCAAGGCCAAATGACTCCACTTGGTCCGTATAGCTGTTATAGATCTGGCGAGCTAAGGCGGAAAATCGGAGGTAGCGGTCATAGTGCGGCTTAATGATCACGAGCTGGGGACATTTCTGCTTCGCCTGCCACAACGCTTCGCCGGTGGTCACGCCATACTTTTTCGCAATCTGGTTCTTGGCTAATATAATGCCGTGCCGCGCTTCCGCATCTCCGCCCACAGCGACCGGCTTATCACGAATTGATGGGTCATACAGGCACTCGATACTGGCATAACAGGCGTTCATATCTACATGCAAAATTGATCGATCCAAATGTTGGCACCTCCTTCCCAAGGATTAAGGTATAAGAAATAAACCATCTAAAATCTTCGTATATCAGATGTTTTCTCGACTAAATTTGTTTTCTTCCGCTTTCAGAGCGATGAGATCATTGCTGATTTTGTTCTAATTCAACGAATCAAAGTCTTAGTTTCATTTCTTCTCAATGCTGTAAAGGCATTATAATGCCATAAAATCTAATTTGTCAACGTACATTTGTTCGTATTAAAAAGATGTCAGTTTGTGATGACAGCTAAAAGTTGTATATCCAATAGGTATTTGATATAATTGACGGCAAAGGGCGCGGAGGGATTATGGAAGCAATTAACCCCCAAAAAATCAAATTATTGAAGCTTTATGAGATGCTCCGCCAGCATACGGACGAGGATCGCCCGCTTTCAACAAACCAGCTATGCGCCATGCTCGACGCGGAAGGTATCACTTGTGATCGCCGCACCCTATCAGAAGATATTGATACCCTAAACGCCAACGGATTCGAAGTGCTTCACAGACGCACACGTTACGCGAAACTCTACTATATTGTCGATCGCCAGTTCGATCTTGCCGAGGTAAAGATATTAATCGACGCCATCCAGGCGGCCAGCTTCATCACCAAGCAGAAGACCGAGGCTTTAATCGCTAAAGTTGCCAGCTTGGCAGGCAGTCACAAAGCTGCTGCGCTCAAGGGCAATCTGGTCACATTCAACACCCGAAAGCACGCCAATGAAGCGATTTACTATACTGTCGATACGCTAGAGAACGCTTTACAGCAAAAGCAAAGATCGTCCTTTCGCTATTTTGATCTGAATGAACACGGCGAGCGCATATTCCGAAAAGACGGCGAGCGATATCTCGTGAACCCAGTTGGTCTTGTTTATCATGAAGATAATTATTATCTGGTGACCTACCACGAAACTCACGAAGCAACGGTGAACTATAGGGTTGATCGAATGGCGGACGTACAGATCGAGATTGAGCCGGTCGCCGAACAAGCAATCGCACTGTCACGTGAACTCGGGACGTACACCGAACGAGTTTTTAAGATGTTTAATGGTCCACAGGCAACCGTGGAGCTGCAGTTTGACCGCAAACTGATCGACGCTGTCCATGATAAGTTCGGTGAAAGTGTTGAAATTCTCGCTTGTAGACGTGG